TTAACGCGCTAATGAGTAAAAAAGAATATAAAATGAACGAGTTTTTATATTCTTTATTAAAAGAACGATTAATTACTGAATTAAAAGACAGTAATAATTATATTTCTTTTAAGAACCAAAAAATAACAGGTACTAAAGGCGTATTTGATTATTCAGCAAGTTTGAAAGAAGTAGAAAAAAACTTGTTTGATGTTAAAGCGCTTCGAGATAATGACCCGAAGTTATATCAGTCGTTATTCAGTCAGTACAATAAACAGTCTGTTGCAAGTGTAATACAGGCAGACTTAAAACGTGTTAAATAAATTTATACAATTTATTAAACGAATATTTGGGGT